AGATACTCCCCTTAATGTGCCCAAACACCCATCGTGGCCTTCTTTAGTTTGCGGAAGATTGCAGTGTCCGCAATTTCTACTTTTATATGTTTCAATAGTGGGTTCTTTGGTGTCAGAGTATACCCACCGATTATTTGAGAATTCTATTGTGTGACCTCTTAAATGACTTTTAACCATTTTCATTCCCCTTTCAACGACTCGAATTTTTCGATATGTTGCGTAATTTGGTCGGAATGTTCATTAATCATTTGTTCTCTCGACTATACTTCCTTATTGGTCAGTTTTCTGGATGAAAATTTCATTATATTTGTCGCTTTTATCAAACTCATTTCATCGCACTTACTACACGTTTCTCTTATTTCGCTCGGGCAGTACTCACCAGTTAAACTTCTAATCCAGCCAAACTCATGTTTACAATAAGGACACTTTGCATTTATCACTTTATGCTCCAAAATCTAACCTCCTTATTTTTACTTCACTATTTATCTAAACTACCCAACAGCAACTTTCCTCAACTTTTTAAGCGCTCTATCAATTCTGCGAAATGTGGTAAATTGCGTAACTCCGATTTCATTAGCTATTTGAGTTTGAGTTTTTAATTTTAAAAAATATTCAACGATGTAAAATCTTTCATTGTCGGTTAATTCGCCCAGTAAATAATTAACTAAATCTTTATCTTCAACATTTTTATAAGAATTATCTTCTATTGCGATCATTTCGCTGAGCGGTCGATCATCTTCATTCGTTTGATCATCAATGTATAAAAATCGAACATTCGATACATTTCGTTTTTGTGCTCTAAGATCACGAGTGAATAATGATAAATCTGCTTTAATGCAGTGGCCGGCGAATGTAAGTAATTTAAAACCTTTAGATGGATTAAATTTATTCTCGGCTCTCAAATAAGCAATTGAAGCGATTTGAAATATATCATCAAAATCAATACTGTGTTTGCGTACAATATTACTCACTTGATTTTCATTTCTCACTTTGTAAAATTGGAATATCATTTCGTAGATAAACCTTTTATCGTGTTCGATGTTACTCACTTTTTAATACCATACTTATATAACTCTTGGAGTTCATTTAAACTTAAACTACTAATTTCACGACCGTCGTTTAATTGTGTATGACCGATATTCTTAAACAGCTCTATTATTTCATGACGTTTAGCTTGCCTTGCTTCTTTTCTTCTGACTGCTTGTGATTTACTCATTTATTTCATCCCTCCATTACAATTTTTACCGCTTCATCTGCTTGCGTAATTGTTGATATTGCGATTTCAGCCGACTTATCACTCTTCATAAGATTACATTTAGCATGAGTTATCTTGATGTTGTCCATAGAATGTTCCCCGCCTCTTGAAAGTGGAACAACATGATCGAAGTGATAGTTTTCATCGTCTATTTTTTTGTCACATAAATAACAGTGCATCTTATCCCTTTTCTTGATTTCTACATAATCAACTACACCAACTCTAGCATTCCTCAATCGTGCCTTTCTCTTCGCGTTATTTTGTCTACATATATCAGGATTATTTTTAGCGTATAATTTACTTTTTTTAGAAAGCATTTCTTTATTTATTTTTCCATAATTATGTTTATAAATTGCTATGCGCTCTTTATTTTTTTGTTGGTATTCTTTCATTTCAAGCAATATTTCATCCCTGTTTTTTTCATAATATATTTTTGAATCTAGTGCGTACTTTTCTCTGTTTTTATAGTATTCACTCAACTTTTGACTCCTCACTAGCTCAGGGTTGTTTTTGGCGTATTCTTTTGTCCTTTTCAGAATAATTTCTTTATTGTCTTCATAATATGCCTTATCTTTCTTGGCTATTTCTGCTTTGTTTCTTATTTTATATTCCTTGTTATACTCTTTCGTTCGATTTTTATTATCATCTCGATATTCCTGTATTTTCACTTTATTTTTATCATAGTAACTCTTTTGACTATCGTTTATTTTTTCTTTATTATTCCTTCTATATTCCTCGTCACTCTTTTTAATTTTGTCTCTATTCAACTTCCTGTATTCAACACGACAAGGATTGCACCAATAATCCTTCCCATCTTTAGCCCTCTTGTTATTCGAGAAATTGTCAACAGCTTTAGTGTTTTTACACTTTGTACAATTCTTTTCCATCAATCAAACCACCCTCTCTTTTCGTTAACCTAATTATAACATACACTACATGTAGTTGCAAGTTCATCATGTGTGATATATAATAAATATATAGAGGTGATATATATGAAAGTTGGTCGTGGTTTAAAAACAAGAAAACCTATCTCGAACGCAATAAGAACTGATTTACATGACAGAATAAGAAAACTGTCAGATGAAACAAAAGTTCCTATAAGTAAATTACTCGACGAAGCAATTGAAGACTTATTAAAAAAGAGGGGTCCTAAAAAATAGGGCTTCTTTTCATTTACCTAAAACTAAATCAATCGCTTCTTGTGGACTTCTAGCCACTCCTGCAATCGCACCATTTTCTTTCATCTTACTTATGAAGTTCTTTTGTTCCTTACTTAGCTTCCCCTTAGCGTTTTTTACTTCTATAAAAACCGCCTTACTGTCAGATAACCTATATCCAAACAAATCACTGAATCCATTTGGCACACCGCTATCAAAATAACGTCCGTCCTGCATCCTCACTTTTCCAGAGTTTACTCGAAAAATAACAGCGTATTTATTTAGTGCTAATCTGATACTGTTCTGAATATCGGACTCTTTCACGGTCGTTCACCGTGTTCAAACCTGGCGCTTCGAGCTTTAGTAATTGCTTGATTAAATGATAAAATCGAAACATCTAAAATCTGAGCCGCAACGCTTCTTTTATTAAAATCAGCGAAATCTAAAGAAGTAAGCATTATAACTCCCATATATGGATTAGGTGGGAAATCATCTAAATACTTAACTTTTTCTATATCCGGTCTATCTAATAGATCCCCTTTAACCTCGCATAACCAATAACGACAGTTACTTGTTTTTATAGAGAAGTCAGGTAAATACCAACCTTTAATTCCTAAATCATAACCTTCCTTCTCATACTCCCATTCGATACCAAGAGTATCAAAAAATATCGCATACCTAGCTTCAAGTCTCGACCTAAAACGATAACCTTTGTACCTCGTTTCTATCGCTTTAATAATATTCATAACTACCTCCTTTTTTTCAAAAATGAACAGTTGTGAACAGTTTAGGCCGTTTTCGGGAAACCCTCCCTATATATTATTTTTATTTTTTAACTTACTATTTATATACTTAACTGTTCATACTGTTCATAAAAATAAAAATATATAGATATACCAAGGGTTTGACCCTATGAACAGTTGACTCCAAACTGTTCATTAACTGTTCATCAACTGTTCATAAACCGGCTACACTTAACCTAAAATACTCAGTATTCAATCCAATTTCTTGAAAATAGTAACCTGACGCTTCTCTTTTTTTACCAAATCTCTTACTTACCTCTCTACCAAACTTAGTTGATGACATTGAATATTGTCCGTTCTCTCTGGCCCAATCTCTGTAAGTTTCGTACAATACTTTACTTTTAACTTGTTTTTCTTTCCCGACCTCACAACAATCATCTATAAAGCATTCGATAACATCCATCTCTTTGCGATAATCACTGCGCTGATCTCTCACGATTTTAGGTTCCTGCAGACCGAAAGATCTCCATTTCAAATGACCTTCTAATGCCCAATTCAAGATAGCTGGTAACTCTCTTTTAAGTTTGTTTGTTAGGTTCTTCTCCACTTTATCTAGTGGTATTTGTTTAGTGAATGGTATTATTGCTAACCTTCGCCAAATACCATCATCCGTACCCCTTATGATCGGTTTATGATTTGTAGTCATCCACAACTTAAATTGTGGAATAAAATCAAATTCGTTACCGTATAAAAAACGTGCTGTAATCGTGTCACCGCCAGTTAATTGTTTAACTAAACCCTCTGCTAAACGATCACCGTCACTAGATTCCGAAGTTGTAGCTAATCGAACACCATCTAATCTAGCAATCTCACTATTTGCCCCACCGTTTGCTTTTTTTGTCATAAGAGCATCAGGCGATATATTAGCGGTATAATTTCCGAAAAGTTCTGTAATGATATTCAAAAATACTGATTTACCATTACGACCGTTACCATAAAGAATGAACATGACTTGCTCCTCTGTACTCCCACATAGAGAGTAGCCAACTGCCGTTTGAATGTAGTTAATTAAAGATTTATCTCCATTAAAGATAGTTTCTAGAAATTCCTCCCACATTGGACAATCTGACTTATCGGTGTATTCTACTGGTGAAATGCGGGTAAAATACTTATCTTTATCGTGTTCGTGTAAAGCGCCTGTCTTTAAATCTAAGTAACCGTTCTGTACGTTAAAAACATCTAAACTTTTATCAAAAACATGCGGTTGGATGGGTATTAAATGTTGAACCACCTCAATCATGTTCTTACGACTTTTATTGCTCCTACTTGATTTAATATGTTTCTGAAATACCTTTTGCATTTCTTCTTCACCTTCACCTTCTGGAACAAATATAGGCTCGTCCTTCATCTTTACGATCACGTCACTTACTAACTTTTGGACCATACCTTGCTGATCGACAACCCACACCTTGCCATCATAGAAATGCCATACTTTGCGATTGAAATTGTATCGAACCGCATCCCCATAAATTCCGAAAAACCTCTCAGCGTTGCCGGTGTCGTCATAAGAATAAAAATTACGCTTGATTTTCTTTATGTCATTTTCTAAAATGTAAATATTGAAGTCGTCACTCTCTCGTTGTGGATTAAAAACGTTCGCGCATTCGTTAATTGCTTTATTTAAGTGAATATCCCCATACGTTGAACCTCCGCGCTTTTCATCCCACTTCTGGTCATACACGGATGATTTTCTAAAAATACTGTCCATCTTATTAAAATCTCGATTTGTCCAAAAAGCTAAGTCATTACAGAGTGCCATCCTTGCTTCTGATGGAGATTTGTAAAATTGCTCCCAACCGCCATTTAAAAACATGCTAAACCTTAATCCGTTTTTACTGTTAGATGCGATCCGAACGATTTCTTCTTCAGTTAAATCGCTGCCTGGTTTATTATCGTTCGGGATATTTTTAATAAGTTCACTTTTGCCAATATATTTATTGTGGAGGTACTTCACTTTCCCATAATCGCTATCATCTGCAATGTCTATGTAGCTGCCTATGATATTATCGCTAATCGTAAAAAAGCGACCTTCCGAATACATTTCCACCTTGCCTTTGCGCCTACCACCTTCCGGCAATATTCCTTTAGCAATAATATGTATTCCATTACCACTAGGTGATATCTCTGCATAGCTCCCCATCATTTCGATAAATTCAGAAACGATATTATCTTCATGATCGTTATTTTTATAACGTTTAATATCTGTCGGCACATCGTCAATATCTATCCCAAAATAGGGTTCTTTAAAATAAAACCCTAT